AGTCAACTCGTTATCACCGACACCGCCGAATTGGTTAACAGCACTGGATTGACCACTAACGCTACCAAGTAGCTTTCGTCCGGTGGTTGCACCAGGAACGAGGTCAAATTGCAATGCTTTTTTTGCTACCGTAAGTGCGCCACCGCTAGTATTGCGGACACACACTGCACGGATTGCAGCACCACTTCGTCGAGTTCGTGCCCCACGTGGACCGACAGATCGGTCTACGTCAGGAAACGAGTAAATTGCACCTTCCCAATGGGTATTGGTAAGGTTACTGTCATCGTCAGTCCCTGATAGGGTTTCCCCTAAGTCAAAAGGAGGATCTACATGAATCATCTTTTAATTCCTTTCGTAAAAGAGACTATGCTAATGCCGCTAGTTTGAAGAAGTTCCGTGGGGAACTAAACTTCAAGTTAGACAGCGTTGATACAACAGCATTAAACGATTGCGAATGGATGTCGTACTCAGGACCTTCACTACGTAGTAGCGAACTGTCCATGGACTTCAATTCCATGCATTCGTAATTAACACCATAACCAACACCAGCAGGCACAGCAGCTTCCCATGAAACTTCAATACCATCAAAGTTGAGGACATTCTTGAAGCCAAGTGCCCGTAAGCTATGCTCACTGGAAATTTGGATTCGTTCTTTGTCATCAACTAGGTTTAGAAGATCCATGTATAACGAACGATCTAGGAAGATGTTCGTTATCTGGCCGTCTTTGCTAGTGTTACGTTGGGCGTGAATAATAGCATAACGCATTGCTTCGTCGCCCTGTTTAGCAAACGTATCAGCCGAACCACCAAAGGCGGAAGACGTATAGTTTACAACCAGAGGACTCCAGAAATCAAATTCTGGGTCAGCAATTCCGTTTGGCCAATATAGCCCACTTTCATTTTCTCCGCCGTAGTTACCAAGAGCAGTACTGATTCCGGCATAGGTATCATTAGGATAACCTACTTGGTCAGCTGCATTGGCTGTACGTTGAGCACCAGAGGCGATGTTCAAAGTACCATTAACAGAGAACAAGGATTCGATACCATGCCAAGACGATTCATTGCCAGAGGCAGAACCATCAACATAGTACTCGCTTCCAAGTACTTGAGTAATAGACGTTTCTAGACGTTCGACAAAGTTTTCAAATACTTTGACTACGCCTTCCGGTCCCTTGTTACTACGGAATTCACGATAGTACATAGAATCTGTAGCTTGGTAGCCACGATATTCCATGTTCGCTGTTTTCCACAGATTGCGGCGAGTAAAGTTTCGCTGCGTTTCTCCGGTGTTACCTTCTACATTGTGTAGTCGATACTGTACAGGCCAGTCGAAGCCCTCACCAGAGTTATTGTAATTCACACGACCAGCGGCTTCTAGGAGCGCACCCATCTGATAGTTTCGGAGCATTACCTCTTCAACTTCACGGATGTGCTTCGCCAGAGTTGTTGCAGCTGTTCGGGAGAATGCGACTGGGTTAAAGCCTTTATATGCCACTTTAAAACCCTTTCAAAAAAAACCCTAAAACAAACCGTCCGTCAACGCTTGTTGACGTAACTTATCACCCACACGTAAGTGTGAGTTCTGACTAAAGGGGCTTGGGTTTGACCCAGATGGAACACTTCCTCCAGCAGATGGTATATGAGTCGCTTGTCGAAGAGTGTCTCCGACCATCGGCGGTTGTACCATTTGTTGTTGTACATGCTCTACCTGCTGCTGCTGAACTTGGGGCTCAGCATAAGCCTGCTGCTGCTGTTGCGGCGGCTGACTAGTAGAAATATCCCCTGAGTACATCCGTGTAGCTAGGTCCCATAACGTGGATGGATCGTCAATTCCCATGCCACGAAAATAGTTAATATACTTTGTAACAGCTTGGCCCTGTGGTGATAATACCAATTGTCCCGAGTTGTCACGAAGTGGTTGGTTGTCTACCGGATTGGTTTGATACAACCAATCCGAGTTGCGATCAGTGATGTCCTGTACAACACTCTCTTGTTCCGTCTCTTGATGCTGATTTTGCTGGTAAGCAATCATTGAACTGTAGCGGTCAGCAAAGAGCTTATCAAATTCCTGCTCAATGATATTGGGCAGTACTGACTGTGGGTTCCTGATGATGTTAGTCGCCCACTCTTCTAAATAGCCGACGTGCTTCTCAGCACCCTGAATTACCTCTGCTGGTGTTCCCTCTTTCCAGTCAGTGTAAATTTCACCAGTTTCTGGATGAACCTTGTTTTCCCTGTGCTGTTCTAATTGTTCTAAAGTAGTACCTGGAGGATTCCACCAATGTGCTACTCCAGTGATATCTTGTACTGCACCAGTTGGGGCTTCTGGCTGAGCTTGCTGCGGCTGTTGTTGTTGCTGTTGTTGCTGTTGTTGCTGTTGTTGATACTGTTGATACTGCTGTTGTTGCTGTTGTTGTTGATACTGTTGATACTGCTGTTGTTGCTGTTGTTGTTGTTGTTGTTGTTGTTGTTGTTGCTCACTATACTGTGACCATTGATTATTAGCATCTTGCAACTGCTGGTAATGCTCTAGCAACCTATAGCGAGCATCTGAGTCATCGGCTACGTCGCTGAACCCTAACTCGGAAACCTGCTGGGCAAGAGTGGGGCCATCAGAGTATGTTTCCTGAGCTGCCTCTACCGGTAGTTCGGGAGACACATCATTGAACCCAGAATTATCTATCCCGGAGTCTTCTATTGTTTCGTTTTCTGACACTTCCATGTCTTCACTGATATCGGTTGCCATTGCTGGTTCCTTAAGTCTGGGGTTAGTTACATTCCATGTATGCGAAATCCATTTCCGCCTACCCTATTTGTTCTTCGGCTTGCTCCACCAAAACAGTATGTGCTTAATAAACTTGGGTAGTCCTGCTGGTTCGAAACCCATGCTTTTTAAAGTGTCTGCCACTAAAACATGAGCTTCCGCATCACGACTTCGGATCATGACTCGGCGGCGGGTCTGGGGAATAATAAAACGCTTTTTCATTTTGCTCTCCTTATGTTGTTAATCCTACACAAAACATGCCAGAAAAGGAAACAGTAGTTTTGTCAATCTATAAAAAAAGAAGGGTCAGTAGAGGATACTGACCCTTCAGTTAACGACTTCCGGTGTGGTGGAAGAAGCCGTTGGAGGCTCTATTAATATACCGATAGCGTGAATTGGTGTCAACTATTTTTCCATGCTCAAAACTTTTTTTCTTAATCTTTTTGCAACCTGACCTGCATCTCTCGAATTAACCCCGCAAAATTCACCGAAGATTCTATCCTCATGGTCTTTATTGCAGCGTAATAGCTCTGTTGCTGACTCCATAGCTGCTAGTGCAAATCGTAAATCAGCTAGGTGTATTCTTGGGTCTGCCACTGTCGTGTGCCTTTATTGCTTTCTTTATGCAATTTCTAGTTGCCTCAACATGCCTCAATGCATTAGTAAAGTCATCTGCTGAATTGTGATTCAATCCTAGCATTAACATCCTCGTATCCTTAACCATGCTAATAACAATGTCATTAGATTTAAGGATATTTTCCATCACTTTATTTATAGAGTCATCATTCATCGAGTTGCCTTATGCATTCTTCAATGTAATCTATCATCTTCTCATACTCTTGACGAGGATGCTCAGATTCTTTTTTCCCAACTCGGCACATATATTTTATTACATTGCCTTGCCAGAAATTGAGACTCCAGTCTTTGATGACATCCCATGGCTGTAGATCGCCTTGGGCATAATGAGATGGTGGTGGTTTACGGTCTTTGGGCATAACTGCTTGGTTGTTGTGGCAATCTTTACAGACCACCTTTTCCGGCATGAGCACTCCGCCAAATGATGAGCGGACAATGAAGGTTTTACTAGAACCACATTCACTACATTTTATCATTCGGCTACCTATGTATCATCACGATTTCTTCCGAATTCGCTTTTAGATTTTCCGAACTTCCTACTTTGGTGATCCTTGGAAGCGTGTTTCATTAATTCTTCAACATCGCCCTCTTCAAGCTCAGCATCTGGCTTTTCCATGATGATTTGAATTTTAAGGGTCATGTGGCCTGGCTTCATCGGCCCACTGCCTTCGGCTGGCTTATCGCACTTGCAATCTTCCATTTTCTCGCCACAGGCTTCACACATTCCCTCGTCTTCGCCTTCTTCTTTTTTTTCGCCGTCGTGCATTTTGTTTTCCTTATAGGTTACAACCAGCAATCATTGTACTGACACAGAAGCCTGCATACAATGTTAAGAAGAACCAAATGGTCGCCTTGCTAATAAATTTGAGCGTAAAACTTGGTTTATGGTTTACT